TTTGTGCCCCATCGCCAGAAGAAACTACGTCGCCTGAATGGTTTGGGTGGACATACGCAGCACTTGCCAATAGCCTTGTGTTAATGTCAGCCTGCAAAATGACGTCAGCCGCAAGACGTGCAGTCTCTTCAGCATCAACATCTGCTATACGGGCATTAGTTTCAACAAGATCAGCAGCAATGTACGCCGCAGTAATCGCAGACTCCGCTGCCAAAGCTCGAATAATCTCAGCTGCCAAACCTGCGGTTGCTGCAATCAATTCAGAGACTCTTGCAGATGTCATTTTACCATCGACTGAGGGTGTAGCTTCTGCAACATTTGCCAAATCCTTACGAGCTTGAGGAACGCCACCTGGAGTTGTGCTATCATGAACACGAAGTTCGTCGTTGTCTAAATCGACAGTAACCTCGCCCTCGTTGCCAGTAAATACATTAGCATTTGCTGTAGAGTGTCGGACAAACTGTACACGCTTTGCCATTAGATTACTCCTGCAAGTGAGCCGTTAAACTCTAAATCTTTTAAGTGGAAAGACTGACCTGCTTCCATAGCTTCAATCTTCAATAGGCAATATAAACCTTGAACATCGCCAGTGTATAGTGTTGTTTTTCCATCCGCCAAACGGACTTCAAAAGTGGCAATCTGATCTTCCCACTGCTTAAACCCGTCAATTGTACCAATAAGTTGATGTGTGTAGATTGAGCCAGGCTGTATGCCATAGCCCCAATCTTCAATGATTTCGTCGATCAACATCCAGTCTATTTCTACATCTGAGGCATAATCATTCAACCAATCTTCTGCGTCAGCTGCTGTGCCAACGGAGTCATTCATTGAGATTGCCATCTCTTGGATATTCGTAATTTGCTGACTGTCTGCATTGTCTGTCATACGAAATAGCCCAATACAGATTTTGGCATCCAATGGGTCTTCTTGCAAATTTTGCTTGCCGAACCCATAAGTGACAACTTCAACTTGCTGCAAATTAAATGCAGAGCTTACTGTGGCAGACAACGCCAACTCGTCAATTGTCGCTGGATCGTCTGGTTGTATGGCAATCGGGTCTGAAACTGCCTGTAGAACTTTCCAGGTTTCATACCATCCCGCGTTTAGTGGATCAGCTTGCGCAAATGCAGTTAATTGATCGTGCAAATAGTTGTTACTGTCAAGCCTCATGGCCGAACTTGCATACGTGATATTGGCACCCAAAACACAATTGGGCTGCACAAGAGCTTCCAGGTATACAACTTCATTTTGTCCTGCAACGGCACTTGGTGCTTGAGCTGTCAAATGCAAGTCGGCAGTTGTATCGCTGAACATGTTCAGTTTACCATCATTTGCAACATAGCCCAATGATATTTTACTGTTATCTCCGTACTCGTCAATGGAAACAAATCCACGATGCACTTTGTCGAATGATCCCCACTGATCACGTGGCAGATACAAAGCAAAAGCTTTCGCATAAAGATTGACAGTTCTTGTTTGCGCAAGAGAAAGAAAAAACCACTGACGATACTCATCGTAATGAAGTTGCACTTGTCCAATGTCATTCAATGACAAAGTCGGAATGTAACTCTCTTTAAGGTACTCTGACATCAGTGGCTGCCACACGGAAAACTCACTACCATCTGTGGCATAAAGACCTGTGCGAGTAAAGAAGATAAGAGTTTTCGAATCAATTCGCACAACACAATTTTGGTTGAATGGCACATGTGCCGACTTAAGGGGATCGTGGCGAAATGGGTTAATGGAGCTTATAACAGTTGACTTCATAACACCAGAATCTAGGACAGTCAAAAATCCATCTGCCACATAGAAGATACCTTTGTACTCATAGTCTTCAACTGGCGAACCAATTAGCGCTAGATTCTGAAATCCCGCACCTGTAACGGTATTTGGCGTAGTGGCTGTCCCATCATCAATGTCAGACCACCAAGCAAAACCCTGCACCAAATAGCACAAACGTCCTGCCGAAGCTGTGACACCATAGATTGGCAAAGCTGAACCGAATCCCGATTGCGCAGTTGCTGTAACAGCTGTCCACACAAGTGTTGTCGCGTCATAAGCCCACAAACCAAAGGCCAAATGGTTGACATAGTGTATACCACCCACAAACGCGTAAGACCAAGGATGATGCTTTCGCAAACGCGAGGTATAGATATTTGCCATCTCAAATTGGTAAATCCACTGACGTGAGGCCCAATCCATTTTGTAAACGCCACATGTGCTAGCGCTGTCTGTCGAAGTATGTGCAAAATAGAACTGCTCTGTGCCTAACTTAAACGATTCCACAAACTCTGAGTTAAATAGTCTGCGATATGTACCATCCGTCCCAAATGCAGAACGTGGGCCATCAGCATCCAGCAAAAAGTTTTTGCCTTCCAACGTAATAACCTGCTCCAGCTTCTTGGGGTCAAGTGCTAGAACAAGTCCATCAACTGATTTTACTGGAAGTCTTGCCATCTTATTTCATGTACACTCTGTAAGCGACGTTGTAAGTCTGGGTGTCAAGTAACTGCACCGCAGCCGCAAGTGCCGAACTGTAACTAATCAATTTGCTTGTGAACGTAGCCGCAGGTTCTTCTGTAATAGCTGTTAAAAAGAATCTGTTAAACGTTTTATCATAGTCTGCGCCAGTAGCGGTAAAAGTCACAGTGGCAGATTCAGCGTAAACTGATTCGTCAACAGCTGTGATCGTCCAACCAGTAGCAGCATGTGCTTGTCTGGCGTATCCATTCCCTACGGGTTCTGTAGTATACGGATCAGCATGAACTGCCGCATAAGCCGGAACTTCAGAGAACAGGCCGATTGTGAAAGAGAAACTTGACAAATCATTGCCATTAAACAGGGCGTGCGCCAAAGCTGCTTGACCTTCACCAATTAAGGTATTTGGCACAATGATCTCTTCATCCTCATCGTCACCATTCTTAAATCGTATTACGTATTCACCGCGCATTGTATTTCCTACCTGTTAAATTAGATTGTGCGAAACTTGGGTATGGTAATCGTAACCCAATCATCTAGAAATGACGAGTGTGCAATGACTCTTCCATCAGGATGCACCAAAATATACGTTGGCCCAGTTGGCGTTTGGTCGAAACCTGTAAATGACGCAAACATTTCTACCTTTACGGGCCTGTATCCTTCGGGCAATGTAAATATGGGATCGCCTAGAGAAACTACGCCAAAAGCAACAAAACCTTTAAGTTGCACCCAATTGCCAAGCTTGCTGAATGCAGCAGTACTCCAGTCACCAAATGAGTTTGAGCCATAATTGTCCCAACTGTTCTCAAACGCTGGTTCACCAACTGCACCAACTTCGTGCCAAACTTCGTCGGAACTCTCACCCAAAAAGAGTTGTTTAATAATGTCCAAATTCTTCTCAAGCCACACATCAAAATCTGGATCAGCACTACGAACCTTTGAATCAATATCTGCAATGCCAAATGCAGCCATCAGTATTTGCCCATATAAGCAGTGCTCTCACCTGCCACAAGATCTTTCTGAATCGATTTGTAAAGTGCATAGCTCATTCGCATACGGGCTTCATCATTAACCAATTTGTACAACTTTGCTTGCGTGCCTTCTGCAATGAGTTCGTACCAATAGAATAGCAACCAGTTTGTTACTTTATCTCTGGCGGTCAGTTCGGTTTCTTCACTTGCGGTGTAGGCCTGATGATATTCCCACAACTCAGTTTCCAAATTGTATCTTGCAGGACGTTCTGTAACTGTGGGGATATAAATAAGTGGTTTGCTATATTCATAATATGCAACATCAAGCACATCCCCGACAGCTAAGCCGTTGAATGCAAATGAATTGCCTGACAGATAAAAGTATTGCTCATCATCTGTCACAACCATTCCAGGCTTCCGCTCCTTAGAAAAAATACTCTTGTTTCGTCGATCAAAGTACGGAGTGCGAACTGCCAGAATGCTTCGTAAATTCGTTGGCCTATCCCAAAGAAATGGAATGGCATCTACTGTTACTTGCGTCTCAATGAGAGACTGATCAAAAAAGTCGAGTATCAAACACTCACGTATTGTTGTGCGCGCGTACGCAATGATACTTGGCAAACGGTCTTTACGACCACTACGCTTAAGCACATCGTCAATCAATGCCGAGAATGTTTGAGACTCTTCCATTTATGGCTTTCCGAAAGTTATGCCAGTAGGCTTTGTCGCAGGTTTAATTGCCACAGGGCGATCAACATGTTCTGTCAAAAGCAAATCACTGTCTTCTTTCAAAGCGTCAACAACAGCCGCAGGATCAGGCATTTTGTGTAACTCTTGATCCCGAGCTTGCAACACGTTTAAATTGGCAGTTGCGGCAGAGGTTGCTTGACCAGCTTGTGCACCTGATGCCGCGCGTTGTGCAATATGGTCGTGCACAAGCTTTTCAGCAGCAGAGCGATCAACTTTGCGAACCCAGCGCGAAATATGGCCTTGGGTGATTGCCAGATCAATTGCTTTGGCAAGTGCTTCATCTTCTGTTCGGTAATTTCCGTCAACGAACTGCACGAGGACTTTTAAATCCTCGACAGGCACGTAAGTACGAAAACCAGATGCGTCAGGTGTAATATACACATGTGTCATCTCAGTTCTCCGTTAAGCCAATTATGCAGTTGGTGCAGCAGCAATTGCAGCAGCGAAAGCATCAATCTCAGCATTAATTAAGGCTGCAACATCTTTTGACACAAGATTCATGTCAGTGTGCAGAGCGGATTCCCCATCAGACGGTGTCCAACGAGCTTGCAAAAGTACCAACAAGGCTACAATCTCAGCTGCGGCTGTGGTATCAATTACCCCAGTTGCATCTGCGTAAGTACCTTGAGCACCCATTACTGGTGTCGCCATATCTATTTCTCCAAATCAAAGTTAAAAAATGGTCTGGGGAATGCTAGTGCAAACCCCATTGCAAAGCCACGATTAAGTAGCTGCTGCTGTATGACCAGTCATGTATCCACCAGTTGCTTCAGCCCGATATTCCAAACACATTTCTGTAGTTAGAACGCCAAAGTCAGCATCGACACCTGCACGTTGACCATCCATATCGTTATTGTCTTCGTGTGTTTTACGAAGGTAACGAGTACGCATAGCTCCAGGATGCAGAACCAACATATCCTTAGTCCACAGAGGAGACTCGCTGAACAGCGGATGTGTCATGAGTGAAATATCACCGAATGGCGTAATCCACTTCATAACCTTGATGCCAAATGATGCTTCACCAACTTCAATGTTCATAATGCCGTCAAGTTTAGCAATGCCATTTAACACACGAAGTGCCTGATTGCCACAGAACGCAATACGCTCGTTGGGTTGCCCTTTGATGTTACGTGAGAACACGTTTTCAAGGAACAAATCAACTTCTTCCCAAGTTGTTGTGGCACCTGCCGCTTGGACATTGCTTGACAACTGAGGAATAATGCCATCCATTGTGCGGAAAGGTTTGCCATTCTGTGTACCAATAGCCTTACGGCTGAAGATCATAGAACGCTCCATATCCACAGCATGTAGATTAGCTGCATCACGTTTGTTTTTAGCAACTACATCGCCAGTATGATGCTGGATAGCTTTTGCAGTACCAGTCACATCCCATGCGTTGCGAAACAGTTGCATATAATTGAATCGAGGGAAACCCAGATTCGCGATTGAAGTTGGCTTGCTTGAACCTTCTTCGTAGGCTGTGCCAATACGCTGTATGCCAACGTAACCTGGAGCACCAGCTGTAGCACCGTTGATAGCTGCCGCAGTTGTACCTGCAAAACCACGTGTGATTGTGGCAATCAATCCAGAAACTGATTCGACATAAATGTACTCGCCAGATGCTTCCACAAGGAATATCGAGCCAGCTGTCACTTCGTCAGCTTTCTGTAATGTGATTGTTGTATCACCAGAGGCATTGTCATCTGTTACTAGAACACGACCTGCCAGATTGTTTTCTTCAAACCATGTGACAACTACATCAGTAGCATCAGCTGAATTCATACCCGCAGACAAACCTAGTAACGGAGCTGTGCCCGTTTGTTCAGTTTGCAACAAGCCTGAAGCGAAATCGCCAACGCGGCTACCCTGAATGTTGCTGTCAGAAAGGAAAATACCTTTAACTGCCATAATAATTTACTCCTAAAGAGTGTTAATAAAGTTACTCAGGCTTGCCGCCCATAAATTGCACCCAATCCATATCCTCGTTTTGGGTGGCATCGCCAAATTGGTTGTTGGAATTTGAATGCTGGTTGTTTCCCAGATTGCCATTCATATTTCCGCCAACTGCTTTTGACATGTTAGAAAAATACTCACCAGTTTCTTTAATAGCTTTCTCTGGTGTCATATCTTTCTTGCTCAGTAGTCGTGTCAATACTGCCTTTGCCATTGGAGCATAAGCAGGTTCCGCTGTGAAAGGCAATGCACCATTCATTTGCGAAATTAATTTGTCAGAACTGATTACAGTTTCAGTGTTATTCTGCATCTCAGTTTTGAGATTGCCAGTCGTTTGCTGCATCATCTTATTGGCATCTAGCATTGCAGCTTTATAAATGCCCTTTTGCATATTAACCAACTGTTCTGCAAAACCTTCGACATTCCCATCTCGCACAGCTGCCATCATTGCTTCAGGATTGGAACCAAAGTCAATACCTGCCACATGCTTATCAAATGACTCAGCCGCAGACAAAGGTTGTGCCGCAGGTTGTTGAACAAGTTGTACAGCTGGTGCCGGTGTCTCTGTAGATTCATTATCCCACAAAGTGCTGTGATCTGACAACCCTGCGTCATTGTTATTTTCAGAACCCGGTTCGCCACCTGGATTTCCACCACCACCTCCGCCAGCTCCAGGCTCATCAATGCAGTGTAGTTGGTATTTCATAAATTGATTTCGGTATTTCATCGGTATAATCCTCAAGTTTGTCGTTGTGTGTTAAAGTGTTGCATTAAGTCAAGCAAATCTAGCACTTGCTGCTTTTGTGCTTTCAGCATGGCATATTTACGTTGAAATTCGTAAGCATCGCAGTCTGTTTGAAGACCTGACATTTGATCATTTAAATCCAAAATGGCAGATTCCAAAAACACAGACCATTCAGTGGCAGCTGTAGTCTGCACTAAAATGGTCTGGATGTACTCAGGTTGTTTGTCAAACAGGGTTCGCATTAGGCTGTGGCGCTCCTCCTTCTTGCTCATTGGCTACCATTGCTTGCTGTAGTAATTGGAATGCCATGTTTTTCTGTTCGGCAGTTAATTTGTCAAACTCATTTTCAAAACGGAATTGATTGAAGTTTGTGTAATCACCAATTAAACTTGTAATGTAATTCATTACCTCAACTACATCAATTTCTTGGCTGGCTTGTTGATTCTGCACAACGAAGCCTAACATCTCTTGCAAAGACTCGATAAGAATCAACTTGTCCATACCACGCAAACCTGCGCCAATAGTAGTTTCCAATTTGGCATCTCGAAGTTCTGCCGGATTGATTTGGATAATTTCCCTTGTTTGCGGATCAGTAATCTCAATTGCTTCCTGTTTTTCCAAAATGTTATACACCATCATGCGCCTAGCAGTTTCATAGGCTTGTGACTCAATCAATTGCGCAATCTTTAAATTTCTTCGGTTGGCACCTTGAACTGTGGCAGCTGATTGGTATTTGGTTGCCCGCTCTAAATCTGTCACTTGTTTTAACATATCAGTTGGCAGAATCTTTTGCATCAACCCATCCATGTTCTGCAAGTCAGTCATTGTATTCTGCGTTTGCGGAACATCATTGAACTGCCGAAACAGCTTGTCGATGTTTTCCAATTCCGCTGTAGATTTAACGGGTATTTTACAGGCCACCAAATCAGCGTCTTTCAGATCTGGCATTAGGCGCTCTAAATACAGTGTCACACCGTAAAGTGCTTTACGCGCAGCTTGCTGGTGGATATTCAACTGGAAAGAAGAGAAGCGTTGATATGGCAAAAGGACTTCAGCATAACTCTGCGTTTGATCACCAAAATTATCATCCCAAGGACGCGTACCTATAAGTGGCAACATCCCATGTGCGTCTTTTACTTGCTCAGCATTTACAATCCGTTCCCCATTTAGCATCTCAAAACGCCAAATGCTGTAACTCTGCACAACATCCAATTCAAACTCAATTGCAGGCATCCAAATGTACATGACAACTTTTTCCATTACGCCAACAGCTGATTTCTCACTTGCCATTGTAAGCCATTTCTCCCAGTCAATCTGAGTTGATTTCTTACCTTTGCCAGCATCGCCAGTAATATCTGGCTTAATATTGTAATACTTACTATTGTAGCCAGTTTGTGAACTGATTGCCACTTTGTCCATATTATACAATTCACCACGTAGCTTCGCACGCTGAATTGAAAAACTGGATTCCGCAGATGCGATAGCAAAGAACTCACCTTTAGTTGCCACATCGACTACATCAACTGACGGATCATAAAACGTGTTATACGGGTCTGCGTAAACGAGTTCATTACCTTCATACAGCACTTGATCGTGCAAAACTTCAACCTGCGTTTTGGTGCTATCATTCTGAACCAACGAACCCTTTTGCTGAGTCCATTTTGGCATTGCAAGTCCTACGTTATACTTGAACGCGTCTGTGCAAAACTTGTTAAACGTCCGAAAATGCTTAAACTTGCTGGCATGTTCATTCATTAGTATTGTCAATGCTTTTGCTGTACTCTGTTTGTCCTTTGGAGCCGCAGCATTATATGGCCCTTCTTCAGGAAAGAACACGGTTGTTAAAAATGTAACTGCTTCGTCAATCTGAACTTTCGTCAATTGCAGATTGATATCATAAGCCTTAACGCCAAATCCTTTTTCATTATCCTTCTTGCGCTTAAAGTCAGCATCCGTCAAACGAATAAAGCCCGAAACCTCTTTGTCAATGGCCTCAAAACGGTCAACTTGCTCACTGTGCCCTTCATTTGCCCAATCAAGTCGATCCTTCAAATGCTTCATCAGATTCACGTGTGCTTCATCAGAAATGACTATCCCATCCCCAATCTGCACTTTACCTTGTGGAACCTTTGGCGCTGCCCGTTCCTGATCGACTTGTGCCAAACTGGGATCAAAATCCTCACCTAAGTCTACATCTGACTGCTCAGGAGCTAAAGGAGTTTGTGGAGCTGATTGTGTTACTGTCTTGCCACTGCCTAAATTTAACTTTGCCATAATCTTATACCTTTGAGACTGCGTAACTGTTTTGAATTTCGTGTGGCTCAGCTGTTAATAAATCCTGCTGATTCCATATTTCATACGTGTAATTGGCAATCATGTAACATCCATGTGCCGCACCATCAATCGTATCATCTGTGTTCTCTTTCTTCGTGGGATCATATGCCAATAGTTGCTGAGTGACTATATAATCCCCTTCTGTCAAACCATATGTGCGATCCTTAATTAGCCCTGCCCATGTTAGAATACGCTCCGTCTTTCTGGCACGTGCTGGACAACCTACAAATGAGAAACCTTCAATATTCTCCATCAAACATAAGTGTTGAAAAACTGGCTGCAATGCTGCTTGGTAAGCCACAGATTCAATCCCAACAACAAAAAATCCCCAGTCCGCCCCCATTGTAACTACTTCGCGGAATAGGGCTATGGGGTCAATACCAAAAAACTCTTTTGTTTCGACAATTTGCCACATCTCTACATCGGCAATCCACGCATGGGCTATAATAGTTGTTGCGTGTGCCCATGCTTCTTTACTTATTGCTAAATCCACCGTGAGAAATCCAATCTTTGGTTCCCTGTACGCTTGTTGTGGCAAGTAAGTAATCTGATCTGCGTCTATGATTGAATTTATACCTGCCATTGGCATATTCATCATTTCAGCAAACCAAACATCTGCCATCCCATTGGATTGGTATTCTGCAAAATCCTGTCGCAAAGCATCCAAAGGCCACAAGTCCGGCCACAACGGTGTACCATCCTCTAGCAAACAGCCGTATAAAATTGAATGCCAGTATTCAGACTTATGGTTTTCAAACAGCATTGACTGTTGCTGAATCATATTGCCAATCCAAATCCATTTGTTCTTGAAGGGATCAGTACATTTCTTAAATGGCCCATACACCCAACGTTTAAGTGCCATAAATAAATCTTTATTGCCTATATTGTCATTGTCTTCCAAATCATCAACGATAACCAACTGCGGTCTTTTCTTTTTAATTAATGTGCCACGAACCTTCTGCCCTGCACCAAATGCTTTGATGATGCACTTTTTGCCGTTTGGCATTGTAAACTCGTAAAATCCTTTTCCTTCCTGTCTAGTATGGAATTCACATACGCCAAATACACGTTGAAAATTCTCCGACTCAAGCCAGTCTACAATGTCATTAACACAAGCAACTGAGTGACCAGATGTAGATGACATATATAGGACATAGCCATAATCAGTAAACAGCAAATAGTGAATAGCCGCAAGTTGCGCAAGTGTTGTTTTAGCATGTGCCCTCGGTACTGCCAATGATAATTGTGGCACATCCGTGTGAACCATCAAATCAAGTAAGTCCCCATGAAACTTTGGGACAGGAACAACTATCTCTTCTGCCAAAAAGAAGTTAATAAAGAACTCAGAGTCGTGCTCTAATGCATATGCAATATCCTTATTGGAAAGCCTTGTATTCTCAAGCATTGACAAAATCTATGCCATCTAAGTCGTCAATAACTTCTACATCTTCAGTAATCTCTTTCGAAACGCCAAGTAAGGACTTAACACCTTTTACAGATAACATATTTGTTTGCGTTTTCTCAAGCATAGCTGGAGGTCGTTCTGCAACATTAAATGCTTGCTCCAGTTTATTGACATATGCCACATTGAGTTGGATGACACTTTGCATATTCGGCTGCATAATGATTGGCTCATTGACATGTTTGCCACGTCGAATAGCTTTGTTTGCCACTGCTGCCGCACGCAATGCGTAATCAGGATCAGGAGTTGGCCCCTGCAAATGACCTAGCACAGTCGATACAGCAAACTCCTCGACACCTTGCCACCCTTTGTTTAATAAATCCTCTTTGTCAAAATTTTCTTCATGGATATGTGCCAAAGCACTTAAATAATCGGTTGATGCCAAAACCTCCAAAAGCTGCGCTTCTTCAATGCCATAAAGGTTTGCCAATTCCTTTTCAGGAACTCCCTGCTCCACCATACGCGCAAGCTTCAACATCCTTTCATCTAATTGATCTGTCATGACTTACCCTCCACATGGGTTATCGCTCAACTTGTTTATAGTATACACGCAATCTGGCAAAACTGCAAGAAAATTTGCCAGATATTTTTGAAATTTTCCCCTGCCAATTTCGCAATCTGCAACCAAGTATGATTTTGGCACATTTAATTTTATTGGACATTGTGAGAGAACGACATTTTATAGGGAACGGGAGCTTAAAAAATAGGGGGGACACTACCCCCCTTCATTTAATTGATGTGCCGGTATGGTGGTTAGCTTACTTGTGGCGTCAAGTACGTGGGCAAGTCAGCAGTGAAATACTCCATTGGCACAAACTCATAGCTATCATGTGGCAAGTTATAAATTGGCACGAAGGTGTGGCCACTCAATTTATTGAATAATGGTGTACCAATCCTAACGCCGTCGATTAAGCAATCCTTGTTGAATTCTTTGCCATCGAATACGAATGATATAATTGCAGCATTCATGATTGAATTGACCCGTGCAATTTGGTGTGCGGTAGATGTGTTCATGATGTTTGCTCCTTTATTAGTTGGTTACAGCATGGACAAATGTCATCCTCAATATAGTCGTTACTTTGCGGCTTTTCAATTTCTGGCTTGTTGGCAGCCCATACTTCACATCCATTGCAAGGTTCCTGCATATCGCATTGTGTCACGTCGTCTATTGGACATCTATAAAGTGTTGGATTTGGCATAATATTTACTCCTTTGGTTGATGAGTTCATTATACTAAAGGGTTTGCCACATTGCAAGTAATTAATCAAAATTGAGACAATAAAAAAGGAGAGTTTTAACACCCTCCTTTTCCCTTACTTTGCTGAATGGTACCCCAGCAATTAGATTTTACTGAAATCCAAACCTGACAGATCAACATCTTCGTCAGTTGGCAATCCAGCGTTATCACGATCTTTGCGCCAGTCAACTAACATACCCGCTTGCATTCCGTCTTTTTCAGCACGTGCAATCATTGAATCCAGTAGTGCCTCCCATGATGCTTGCGGAACTTTGGGGAATTGTGATTCAGCAAATGCAGCGGATTCCAGTACTGAACGTAAAATGCCATCAGTCATTAATTTCAAACCTTGACCTTTGAGCAATTTAACATACGCGCCAGCCAGTTTACGGAATGCAACTAGCACACCTTCTGGACGGTTCGACGTAATGAAGTCTTCCAAGCTTTCTGGAATGCTAGATGCCACATTGCCATCAGCGCGAGGGCGCACAGCGTTTGCCAATTTCGCCATTAATGCCGTCTCCACAACACTTTGCGCAAATGCCATACCTTCGGGAACTGCCACAAGTGCAGAATAATCAGGGATGGCACCAATCGCAGCACCTAATGTCTGCATTGCGCCAGAATCATCCTTTTTGCAAATTGGCACAACCGCAAGGCCAAAACCTTCGGGGAAATCCTTTTCTGGATCGAAGTTAAATTTCATAATGCCACTTGCCGCGTTAACTGTTTCCATTACAGTGTTCACCGTTGCCTGTGCCACTTCAAGTTGTGTGACATTCCAATATTGTTTCGCAATGCCATTCATAGGATTGGCAACGGGTGCGGTAGTTGCTGCGGGTCGCATTGCCACATTTTCAGCTTGTGCCACTTCTGTGTTTGCCGTTTTCGCGTCATCGCGTGTTTGTTCGGTAGCGTTATTTAAATCCATGATAGTATCCTCGTTTGATTTGATTGGCTGGTTTAATTAACCAGTAGAGATATAATAGCAAATTACACCTTATATGTCAATACTTATTTGCGGGATTAGTTAAATAACTTCGATTGACGTAAACCAGCTTTGGCACATTATGTGGGAATTACATTGCCATTTGGCGTGCCGAACATTTCAACAATCATGACACATTTCACTAGGTTTCGGTGTGCGGGGCTAAGATCGTAATCATAATGGGGTGAAATGTTTATGTAATGTTCGCGGTTTGCCAAGTGCTGTATGGTGACGAGGTGGCATGTGTGGAATGGTTAGTAGTAGATAGGTGGCATTTAAGTTTATGATTTCAATTTTGTGAAGGGGGGTTTAAGGTATGATATGCCGGTCGAAGTACAAATGTGTGAGATGCAAAACAGTGTGTGGAAAGCGAATTGGCAATGGCAGAACATTTCATAAAGATATCATGCAAGTATGATTATGA